CCCTTTGCCATTGCACTCTCAAAAGCAATATTATGTCTTTGTAAGTGTGCATGAAAGCCCATAGCTCCAAGACCAATACTTCTTTCTCTAAAGGCACTAAACTTGGCTTTTTCTAGCTCATCTGGGGCGTGTGTAATAAAATGTGTCAATACATTATCTAGCATTCTTACTAGATCTGGTATAAAGCGTGGGTCATCTCTCCACTCGTCATATTCTTCCAGATTTACACTTGATAAACAACAAACCGCAGTACGCTCGTTATTTGTTGGAAGTGTAATTTCAGAACAAAGATTTGATTGACGTGCTACTAATCCAAGTTCTTTTTGGAACGAGGGTAACGCATTTTGTACAGTATCGCCAAACATAATGTAAGGCTCGCCTGTTTCAACACGGTTTTGGATAAGTTTTACCCAGAGTGCCTTCGCGGATACAGTCTTAGTAACTCGCTTACTGTTTGGGTCAATTAAGTCCCAAGAGTCGTCAAATCCTTCAATTCGAGTAGCATTTTCGATAATTTCCATAAATTTATCACTAATTACTACACCGTGATGCAGATTAATAGACTTACGGTTAATATCTCCGCCAGTAGGCTTGCGAATATCCAAAAACTCTTCAATCTCTGGATGCCCGATATCGAGATAAGCTGCATAGCTACCACGACGAGTTATTCCTTGAGAGAATGCAAGCATTTCTGCATCTACTACTTTAAGAAAGGGTATTACTCCCGTACTTTCGGAGCCATTGCTCGTTTTCGAGCCTACACTCCTGACCCCGTCCCAGCTTCCGCCAATACCTCCACCTACCGAGGATAGAAAAGCATTCTCAGTATAGTGAGAAGTAATCCCAGTTCGGCTATCGTCCACGTAATTAAGAAAGCAGCTAATGGGTAGTCCACGTTTTGTTCCTCCGTTGCTAAGTATAGGGGTAGAGAACATAAACCATAGCTTACTAGCATAGTCGTATAGCCTCTGTGCGTGCGCTTCGTCATCTGCAAATGTTTTAGCTGCTCGTGCAAAAGCATCTTGGGGAGAGATTTCTCCGTCCACCATGTACCTGTCTTCTAGTGTTTTAATACTGAATTCTGAGAGGTAGTTGTCTCGTCTATAGTTTATATCTATATTCATTAATCAAATTTCCGGCGTATGTCTGCTATATTATCAGAGCCTATTGCATCATCGCAATATGTTATCAAATCCATCAACTGATAATTAATTAACAGTTGCTCCCCACTTTCATTTAATGCTTCTATATATTTGTACCTACCATCTATAGGTAGGCTGTTGTAGATATCCATTGCATCTCCGTATTGGCGTATCAAGTCTTGTGCGCGTTTTGGACCGATGCCTGGAACACCTGCAACATTATCGCCTTTATCTCCTGTTAAACATTTTAACGATATATACTCTTCTCTAGTAACATCATAGTGCTCGTGCCAGTTATCTATAGTAACTTCCTTCCTCGTCACATAAGAAAATCTAGCAACTCTTTCGTCTATTAGCAAGTCCCAGTCACGGTCGCTAGATATTAACCACATATCTCCAAGACCATACCTTTTTCGGTTTTTTACTAAGTGTGCTGCTATATCGTCAGCCTCTACACCTTGATACCGAAGAACTGGAAATTTATCAGCAAGTACCTCTAAAGTATTCTCAAACTCCTCGAAGAAGTCTGCAAATGCTTGCTTCTCTTCTTCTGTCTGCTCTGCGTACTTATCCTTACGATTTTGCTTGTACTCAGGAGAAATTTCTCTACGATACGAAGAAGATCCTTGATCTGAAGTAATAATTACATTACTACAGTCGTAAGATCGAGCAAGAGACTCTACAGTTCGTACATAGTCGTCACAAAAGTCTGTACGTCCCTGATGTTTCCATCGGAACGCTAAGTTAAGTGCGTCTATAACTATTGTAGCGTTTCTACCTGATCCGGTAATTTTATCTGAAAAATTAAATGCCATCTAGTATGTTCCTAAAAATTTTATTTCTTCTTGTTCTAACCATTCTTCAGCAACTATTATATAACAATTTAGCCAAGAAATAAAGAAATATTTCAAGCATTGCTCCGGTTTAATTCGAGTTACAACAAACACCTTAGACCTATTGTATTTAAAAAATAACATTGGTTCTTGTCCGCCGTTCTCTGCTTGCAACTCTACTTTAGTCCACCATCGGATTAGGTTATTAGTCTTTTCTGCGGTAAACATTTTATCGTTTAACGGAGACTCTGAATAGTTTTTAACTTCTATACAGAATATATTTTTCTCATTAGGGACATATAAATCCCCCTTCAAGTACTCAAGAGCACCCGAAGCGGGTACTCTCTCGAACTTAAGCCCTGTATGTTCTCGAAGCATATCTCTTACGAGATATTCTCCTCGTGCACCTTTTGCTCTTGAATCAACCATATCATTTTTCTAGTACGCTTATACTGCCTTTCTTTACAATCTCTATCTTCTCTAGCAGCGGGTGAGTCCAGCCATGGCTTACAACGTAAGTATTTAGCTCTTCCTCTCCTAGTAATACTTCTACTAGCTTTTCCCTGCCCTGATCATCTAGTACATTGAGAACTTCATCAAGGAATAGTATGTTTAATTTAGACTTAGATATACTGCTCATTAGCTTACGAATGGCAATAAGAGTTGCAGTATTAACTCTTGCTAGCTCACCACTCGATAATGCTAAAATATCAATAATATTACCGTTATCTGTTACTTGCACATTCAGCTTGTCGTTTGATACTACAAACTCCAAAGTAAACCTACCATCAGATAACTCGCCTAAGTATGAGTTTACTAACTCTTCTAACTCTTTTACAAGATTTTCTATTTTATAAGCCAGTAGTCCATTAGTGCTGAATGCTTTCTTTAGTATTTCTAAATTAGAATTTAGACTTGATTCTGCCTCTAGCAGTGATTGTGCTTCAGTTAATTGGTCTACAAACTCTTGGGTTTGTTCTTCTATTACTTGGATTCTTGTGTTACGTCTTGTGCGTCTTTCATTCTCTGCTGAGATATTCGCCAATTTATCCTTAGCGACCTGTATTCGCTCCTGAATTCCGCGAATCCTTCCATCAAGCTCATCCCTATCCACTTGAGATGTCGGAAGATTGCGGTCAATAGATTTATACACCCTCTGCCAATCGTTTTCAATAGTTGTTTTGCGTTCGTACTCTGCATTGTTACTTTTAATTCTTGCAATTTCTGGGTTAATTTCATCTTTCAGTCTCTCTTCGGCTTCCTTAGCCCTTGCCGCTTCTATATCAATCAATCCTTGCTTGAAAGCAGCATCTATAGATTGTTCACAAGTAGGACAGTTATGCCCTAGTGATTCCAATTTAGTTAAAGCATTTGTACTGCTGGATATAACTCCTTTAAGGCTACCAGCTTCAGATTGAAGGTGGTCATAAGAAAGAATCTCAGTAGCTTTAATATTATTAGCTTCAGCTATATCAATACTACTCAGTATTTCTATAAACTTGTTGTTGGCTGAAATTTTCTTATTTTTTTCCGAAATATTTTGCAATTCTACCGTTAAAGAACGGAGTTCTACCTCTTCTTCTTCCGTGTCGATTTCAACATTTAGAAGAGGAAGTATGGATGTGTCACTCAATTTATTTTCGGAAAGCCACTTTTCAATAGTAGCTATCTTTGCATCTATGCTCGTTAAGGTAGAAGCGGTCTGCTTTGCTTCTTCTTTGAACACTTCAAACAATTTAACATACTCTTCCAGGTGTAGTAAGTCAATTAAAAACTTCTTACGGTTGGTATCTGTAGCTGTTAAGAACTGTAAACTGCTATTGGTGTTTTGATAAACTAACTGACTGAATGTCTTAAAGTCAATTCCTAGAATCTCTTGAGTGTTCTTATAAGTATTTGTAGCTGTATGGCTAGAAATATCTTGCCCATTCTCTTCGAGTTTTACTTTTACATTGACTTTTCTATTAATAGTTATTTCGTAAAGGTCATCACCTTTTTCAAAAGACAAATATATATCATAACCGTTACCTACGTAACGATTAGGTATATCTGCTTTTTTGATGCCTTTCGAGTTTTTATTATATAGAGCTTCTTCGAGAATTAACGGAATGGACGACTTGCCCACTCCGTTAGTTCCGATCATTTGAGTAAGAGTACTGTCATTTAAGTTTATCTCGTTGTCAGCCCCATAACTGAAGCAATTATTCCATTTGAGATGTTTGAGAGTAATCATTAAATGTGCCTAGTATTCCAGTAATTTTTTCTTCGTTTATACCTAATATGTACTTTAGATACTCGGACAACTCTTCTTCAATGGACATATCTTTTTCCATAATAAGAGTAGCTTCAGTGTTTCTCTTTACTACTTTTTTGTCAAGTAGCTCAGAGTTTTTAATTGCTGCTAATTCTTGGATATCGCCCTCTATCTCATAGATTGTATGGTCATACTCAGTTTCAACCATGTCTTCTGTAGAGGTAACTGTTTTACGAATTAGCTGAGGAAGCTTAAATTCTTCCCACATCCAATTCCAAGAATTTTCGTCAATTAGTAGATACCCCGTTGAGACTTTACTTCTATGAAATGAAGTCGTCATAGGACTACCTGGATATACAATATTTCTTTGTGTGTTAGAGTGAGAGTGTAGGTCTCCTGCAAAAACTACTGGGAACTCAGACAAGTCGTCTAAGTCAATTTCAGGTTTTACATGAGGAGGTATCTCGCCCCTGACATGAGTAAACAAGGGTTTCTTAGTATCAAAATGCTCTATGATACCTTTCTTGTGTAGCTCAGTGTAGGGAAGTATTCCGAAGCCTAAATCTTTATCTATGTAAGAAATATCAATTATGGTTACTAGAGGGTTAATGTCTCTAGTAACTTGTTTTAGTTGACTAAAGAAAGTTTTAGTTTTCTTTGTAGCTTCGTGATTACCGTCATAGATTATCGTTGGAATCTGTACTCCACGAATAAACGTGAAGTACAGCTCTAATTCTTCCATAGTCGGCAAACGGTCGAATAAGTCTCCGCCTATAATGTGCATTGAACACTCTTTTTCTATTTCTTTAATTTGCTCAAAGAATAGATGGTATCTGTTCAATGCCCAAGGCACAGGCACATTCTTTTGACCTAGTTTAATATGCCAATCTGCGGTGAATAAAATCATCCAATATTGAACTCAGCTTCCAAGCTCTCATCCATCTGCTCTTGCGATGGGCCACGTAGGCGATCGAGAAGCTCTTTCTGAGCGTCTGGAGTTGGGCGAGCCATTACTTCGTCCATAGATTTGAGACCTTCAATAGCAGCAACTTCAGCCGCTTCTAGAGGGCGAGGCTTGCACTTCAATACTTGTAGTTGGTACTCTACATTGTACGGAAGAGGGCCAGTCTTTACTCGCTTGAAACAAACGTCCCAGCCAGTATTTGTATCTGTAGGGTCACCTAAGTCTTCTGAGGCAGTAATAATTTGCTCCCACAATTTCTTCTTTAGGTTTACTACTTTTACTTTGCTATCTGCAGGATCGATACACTGCATAGCGTAGCTCCAGCCACACTTGAGATCGGGGTAATACTCGCGAACCCAATCTTTTTCGATATTTGTGAAACGCTCAGCGTTACGATCAAAAGACAAACACTCTAGTGGAATGTTCTTGCCGTTTTCACCTTCTATCCAGTAGACATAGCGAGCTAGTACGTCGCCTACAAGACGCATCTTGTTGTCTCCGTCTCGGAATGAAAAAGTGTCGATTGATGATTTTTGTGCTGCGCCTTTCTGTTGATTAAATGATATTGCCATTAGTTTAATTCCTCTTTAGTTGGGGCTTCTTCATATCTAAAATGTACTTTGCCATCTTCAATATGAAATAGTCTGCTTTCGTATAGTGCATCAAGAACTACATCTTCATCCGGTACATGAAGCAAGTCTAGGGTTGTGTCTTTCGTAGCTATCCAGCGCGGTAATTTGCGTAGTCCAGCTATCGAAAGGTATATCGAGATTTCTCTCGCGCTATAATGGAAAGAGTTATACAGTAGAACATCCGCATGAACTAAAAAACTCCTACCATTAAAGTCTGTATTACGATACTTGTATATCTTATCGTAACGATTATTTGGAATCTTACTCTTTACGAGCATCTCAAATATGCGTACACACTCTGTAGTAGAGCCGTTTGCCGCATCGTATATCTTTTTCCAATTATATAAGAACATATTATACCGAAATTTTACCTATTTGTCAAGAACTATTTTTTATATCTGGGTAATCTTATAGCCCTGCTTCATATAATAGCCTACTCTATTTGAAGCCTGTCTATTTGCAGTATTACCCTTTAGATGGATGTCTATCACTACTGGATCTCTCTTGCCTTCTTGTAGTCTGATTACTCGTCCTATTAATTGTGTCAATAGAGGCTCGTTATTTATGGGAGTACCTAGTATTAAACAGCTTAGGTTGTTTACTGAGATACCTTCAGAGAAAATTGACTGAGTTCCGTACAAAACATTCTTGTCCCCATACAAAATTCCGTCCACAAGCTTTTCTCTTTCCTCATGCTCGACCTCGCCCGTAACACAAACTGCTTTTTCTCCGGTCAGTTCGGCGCAACCTCTTAAAAAGCCTACTCTATCGCTTACGACCAGGACTTTATGGCCTCTGGCTGCATATGCTGCCGCTAACATGGAGACAGAGTGGCGATATTCTTCATTGTTTGCTAGAGCGGTGACTCTATTTGCCCAAGGAGTTCCACCGTCCATAAAACGTATGTCTGACTTTACTATGTGTACAGTAGGAGTCATGAAGTTTTCTTTTGGGGGCTTAAATACCT